GGTTTATTATCATTGCGAATCGATCGATTCCTTTGTATAAGCCTCCTATTTGGTATCTTGACGTTGCTTTCAAGTTTGTCGTGTAAAACTACGGTGTTAACGGGTGTCACAGGCTTGGACGAAAGAGTTCGAAGGTGTTAACCTCTTACAATTTCGAAACCTCTCAAGATGACAACACTGGGAGATAAACCCTCCTCCGACTTTGAAGTTGGGGAGTGTTCCATGGAACAGTTCCAACAGGTATCTAACGATCTGCATAAGCTGATGCTATCAGCAGAGATGCGAAACTTACCCACGAAAGGATGTCACGTACTTCGACTTAGAAATATGTCGAAGACAAAGTCCTTAAAGCTCGAATCCAAAGAGCAGAGAGGGTTCATCGCGAAGATGGCCGATGGATTAAGAAGAAAGTTTACCGAGATGTTGGTAGGATTTTTTATCATCTATGTGCCATTGATTCAGAAAACCACGAGTGGTCTGATGACTTTAAAGATGATTCAATCCGATACCGGCGAGAGATCCGATATTATCACCGATTTTGAAGCTAGTGAAGCGAAGGTGATTATGGATCGATGGGGTCGATCTTTAGTTGCAGAGGCACATTTAGAATTATTGTATTCGATAGTCTGCACAGATATAAGACCCGAAGCCGTAGTTGGCGAGTTAATGGTGTTCTGGGATGAAACCATGAGCCGACGAGTGGTGTATTCCGAGAGAGGGAATCCCATAGTTTTTCCGATAATGGAAACTCAACCGAGCAGATACTTGAAAGATAAAAATCTGCTTATGAGTATGATTCGAGGAAGAATCGAGGTTGGGGCAGAAGGTTGCGATGTAGCACCGATGCAACTAAAGGTCGAACCGTTGGGCGACAAGCGACAAGTCTTGACGATAAAGCCCAAAGAAGAACCGATGAAGGAGTCGAAAGATATAAAAATCGAAGAAGTCTCCGATGGAAAGCATTTAAAAGAACAGACGAAAGCTGTAGAAATGGGCGATAAGCTACCCAATGGAAATATAAGCGGATGAACCTAGCTTTGCTAGGCCATTAGCGACGATTAGTCGCGAGCGTTTTATTTTCATATTTCTCTTCTGTTTCTCTGCTTCTTCTTTTGCTATTTCAACATGGTCTGCAAGTACTGTAATCATACTCACCCTGGATCTTGCGCTGGATGCAAGTGGTGTCACAGTACGAATAGATTCGCACCTCCGAAGCGAGCGGTTGCTCGTCAAGCGAACCCGAATAAGGGTAAAATCCCCGTGAGTGTATCCCGTGCAGGGAGGTCCATCCGTAGAGGAGGACAGCTTGGGAGGTTAGGGGCCCGAATGTTGAGCCGAAAATTCCTAAAGGGCCACAGGGTCCTGAGCAGTCGAGAAGTGACTGCCACGGTTGAAGGCAGATTTGTCAACATTGACTTTGCCGATGTCTTCCGTGATCTTTTGGAGAAGGATCTGAAGGTATATACCTTCATAATCCGAGTGAACAGTCTATCCTCTAATGGATGGATTGGGTTGGTGGAGGATTACGATGAAAGTAATCCGAAAGGTCCGAATCCGATGGACCGAAAAGGGTTTAAGAAAGACCAACCGAGAGGTGGCATGTGGGAAGCCCCTCCGAACACAACTTTTGATGACTTCGTGAGGAAGTTTAGGTTGGTTTTGGAGTTTAAGACGAATTTCGCCGCTGGAGCGAAAGTCTTTATGAGGGATTTGTACGTGATAACGAGTGAGTTACCACCGGTGCAAATACCGACGAATGTTCTACTTATCGATGAAGATTTGTTAGAATTATGATGGAGCGATTAGCTCCGTCTCGCGTGAAAGAGGACTGTGAAGCTCGAAGTTCCGAGAGGGAACTAAAGCATATCGCGAGGATATGCGATGTAGGGGTGAGATGGACCCCGAGACTCGATTAGAGTCAGACCGTACCACCGATAGTGGGTTTGCGGTCAGTTTTCCGAGCGTCGCCTCCTTAGGCGTGTCCTAGGAAAACAACAACTCGATGTAGAGTTGATTCCAATTTCTGTGAAAGAAATTGATGCCCCGATTAGGAGGC